TATAGTTGGAGCTTATGCGACGATATATTAAGCGGAGTCCATTGCTTAATCGCGGGAACAACTGGGTGCGGGAAAAGTACTCTTGTTAATTCGATAATTTTTTCCGCTTTGCTGAAATCTCCCGCGGAGACCCGTTTTATATTATGCGATCCGAAACGCGTCGAATTAGCGCGTTACAAAAATCTCCCGCATGTTTTACGGTATGCAGCGGACGCGGACGCTATTTGCGACGCGATTGATTATACTATCGAAATTATGGAAAGACGGTTTAAGGCTATGGAGGCGGACCGCGTCCAGCAGTTTACAAGCGGTCCTAAAATCTATGTTATCATTGACGAATTAGCGGACATGATGTTATCTCCGCTTGCAAAGCGGTTTACGCGGTCCTTGCAGCGGCTTCTCCAGCTTGCGCGCGCCGCGTCTATTTCTGTTATTGCATGTACACAAGCGCCGTGCAAAGCGGTTATACCGGCCCCTATTCAACTCAATATGTACGCGCGCGTCGGCTTGCATTGTTTATCGTCTATAGAAAGCAGACAAGCTATCGGCGCGGCCGGGTGTGAAAACTTGCCTTTGCACGGTATCGGTTATTACGTTGACGGTATCAAGACGGTAAAAACCGAAATACCGTTGACTCCCGCGCAAGAAATCGCGGAAAGAATAGAATTTTGGGAGTCGCAAGTATAACAAGCCGGAGATATGGAAAGACGGTCCGCCGGGGCCGTCTTTTTTATGTGCGCTTGCGATCCTGGCACGCGGTCAGCGTTATTCTCATAAAAGATAGCGCGTATACGGCGATTTAAGCGCGGTTTGTGCTTTAGACGATAAAATATACGTCCGCGTCCTTAAAACGCGTCTATGGGCTTTCTACGGCCTTACAGCGGCATTCCAGCGCGGCGCACTATGGGCCGCCGGAAGCGGCTTTCCCGAACATACGTTTGTTAGCAGCCGCTAACACCAAACATTTGTTCGCCAGCAGGGGCCATAGCGAACGTGTGTTCGCCATCAGCTCCCAGCTCCGGCCCAGGGCCGCCATCAGAGGCCCATCAGGGGCCATCAGCACGCCACCAGGCCGCCAGGATTTCCGGCCCCGAATCCATCAGCTCGCATATATAGTTCCGGCGCAAAAGAAAAGACCGGTGGATCTCGCCGCCGGTCTCCCTGCTAAATCTTTTCGTTCTTTTGTCGCTTCAGTTCTGCTATTTTCCGGCCCGCGGACAAATCAGTCCGCAACATCCGCTTTTTTCGTTCCACATGGCGCAGTCTTTCGTCATGCACGCCGCCCAGGCGCGGAAATTATGCGACATGAGGAGCGGGCAAACTTTCGCCGGTTTCGGCAGATCCTTCAGCGTCAGCACTTCATCGTTTCTGACATCACTCATAGTTTTTCACCGTTCCCGCTTCCGGCCCCGGAGTCTACCCGGGACCGCGCGGTTTCCATATTCAGTTTTCAGTTCTGCGGCAGCCGCCTTTGGTTTTTCTGCGGTCATGCATAAAAATACAGAGCGTCCGGCGCATTGATTCTGCTTGTGTTTTCCCTTATAAGATAAAGATAATAGGGGGTGTTTATGCATTCCTTACTTGCCCTTCCGCTTCTCCCAGTATCTGCGGTTGGCTTCCCGTTTCTCTTCGGGGTGGTCGGCGGTGTACTCCCGTTGGTAGGCGTTGTGGGCGTTCTTCGCGGCCCTGCTCATTCCACTCGGACGCTTCCGGGCGGGGGTCTGTCCTTTATTCATCTTGCTTTTCTCCTTTGGCCTCAAGGCCCTGCGCGATCGCCGCCAGTAGCGGCGTCACTAAGTTAAGTATTTTCAATCGGCGGTCAGCCGCTTTGAACTCCTTCCACGCCTCTAAGATAAAGATGAGCGTAAGTACCAGTGCGATGTAGATGTCCACTATCTTCCTCCCTTCCGCGATTCCTGAAGCATTTGTATGTACGTCCGCAGTTCGGCGTTGCAGTCGGCGCAGAACGCATGGTGCTTGTGATCGGTGGCGTACCAACTCTTATCCCCGTGGCGGATGTACCTGTGACTGACGATGTACTGTATGCCGGTTTCGATTTGACGCCCACAGATAAAGCAGTTATCCATCTTTCTCCTCTTCATACGGCGGGAAGCTCATATGGATTGCCAGTCGCTTGTAGCATTTGTCGCACATCCACATCGTCGGAAGCCTATACACCTTTTCGTGGTTGATGCCCGCATATCTGCGGAAAGTCATCGTCTGATAATCTGTGTTCGTAATCTCCTTGCCGCACCAATCGCAAGTGACCTTCATTATTCTGCTCATTCCGTTTCCCCTTCCGTGATATATTCCTGTCCCGCTCTCGTTATCGTTACTTTCGATGACACCCTGTCGCCCTTTTCAAATACAACCTTGTAACCATTCTCGGTCATTAGCGTTATCAAGGCATCTATTTCGTGTTTTGTGCTGAAGAGTATTTCCTGTTCGCCTTCCGGCAACCTCTCACTGCACGGAATCCAGCGCATTTCAGGCTGTGCGGATAAGGCTTTAATAGCTATATCAACAGCTTTACAAAGTTCCTCAAAACAGCTTGAAGGATAATTACATTTCAAAACGTCAATCGCCTCTTCTCTCGTCATTTTGTCACCTCTTTTTTAGCTCCCATTTCTTGCAAACATACCCACGATGCACTCTATCCATCCACGCTTCTTCGCTATAGCTTACTGTTTTTTCCTTTTTGCATCGGTATGGATATAAATATTCTTCTCTGCACTCCATATATTTGCAGTTTCCGCAACTATTCGTCATCGGCTCTCCTTTCTGCATATCCGCAGTAATGCTCATCTTCTGTCGGAACGTGTAACCACGGTCTGTATCCGCAAAGGTTCCAAGACTCCGACTCGTTGCGTCCTTTGTCCTGAAATCTGCAATCCTTGCACCGCACTACCTGTACGGCATCTACTGTGGGTTGCGCATCTATGTCGTCAAGTGTATGGTCAAAGCAGATATACCTATCCATAATCCAGTTTTTGAACCTGTCTGCATCAATTAGCCTCATCGGTTCTCCTTTCTGGATAATCGTCATCCGTAACGTTCCGTTTCTCCCACAAATGACAGAACCCATCTTTCGGCAACTCATAATGTTCTTCTATCGGGCATCTTGTTCTCCCGTCTGCATACCATCCACCGTTATTTGCTGTCCTGCCACAATTAACACAAGTGCGTTCAGGCTGTACGGATGGCAAGTCTCGGATAGTGTTGATACACCAATTAAGAGCATATGCCTTGTACGGCACTCCGGGATTTTCTTTCCAGTCCACCATCTGTAATCGGTCAGCATATTCTTCAATCGCCTCAATCGCCGCCTGTCTGTCGATCAGATCCATCCTCCGTCCTCCTCTCATCGTACTCTTTGAGTGCCATATACACCGTCAGATATAGGTCATACACCATCTCATTGTTCGCGTTTGCCACGGCAAGGAGCGGCGTAATTATCGGAGCCACAAGCTCCCACGCCTTACTGCCGGTCATCGTTCGTCCTCCTGTTCCATGCCTCGAATACCTCAAGCAGATATTCCTCGTTCGTTTTCCACGGAAGATGTTGTCTGTCGCCCGGTATGGTACGCGGGCCAGTTGCCCCACAGTGCGTACATTGTACGACGCCAAGGTTCTCCATAATCCCTTTGCCCAACGCGTAACCACCGCAGAACGGACATTTCCGCAAACCGTCTTCCGCACCAACGCTACTGATGCGCATATTCCATCTTTTAGCGGGTTCCCGCCGAACATCTCCATCTTCTGCCCCGAGCTTAAATTGGCGAATAGGGCCAGTTGCCCCGCAGTTCTTGCACGAAATGAAGGTATTGATACCAAACGTATCTTCCTCTGCTTCCCCTCCGCAGAACGGACAGGGTTTCAGCTTAGTCATCTTTATCCCTCACTTCCTCTTCGGCGCTCTCTTCCTCGTCGTAAGAAACCCAGTACTCGATCCAGGCCCCGCAGTTGTAACACTGAAATGTTTGCACCAAGCCGTTCCCCGGATGACCGCAGTCTTCAAACGTAAAGTCGCTCTGCCAGTACACTTCCTTCGCCCCGCAATGCGCACACTGCAACATATTATTCCCTCACTTCCTTGTATTCTACGTCCACGAAATCCCCTGCAAGGTTCCGCGCCTCTGCCACAAGGCTTTCCGCGGACTGGACGCGATCCACATTTGATTCAATGATGATGCGTTGCTGATCGACAAAATCATACAGGTTCTTGCTTCTCCATATATATGAAACGACTGGCATCTTCCCGGTATTAACCATCTCGGCGTCGAAGGCCGCCATCGCTTCTACTGCCTGTTGCATCATGTACTTGCGGTCGTCGGAACAGCCGATGCCATTGCGCCAGCGCCGGATCGTATCACGCGTCGTGCCGATGGCAAGCGCAAACCGCTCCACTGAAGGACGCGTCCCGGTTTCTGCGCACCAACGGAAGAACTCCTCGACACGCGCCTCGATCTCGTCGTCGGTCACATCGTTCCGGAAGGAGTGGGACGGCTGCGCCAGGACGCGGGCAACGCTCTCGGCAATCTCATCGTCCGTTCGGATCATCGCCATGTAGTTCTTCGGCTCGTTTGACGCCAGTTCAAGGCGTTCTTCGTACTTTTCCTGTTGCTGATGCGGGCTTTTCTTCGCCACGTCCTCCACCGGGACCTTGCTTTTTTTGGGTCTTCCCATGTTTCAACTCCTCTTGCAGTACGCGGAGCGGCTTGTTGTACACCACCTCCGCGGTGTAGACAGCGCGTCTGCACTTATCACAGACGCGGTATCTCCACACGATCCTGTTCATTATCACGACGGTCTTTTTCACGTTCAGCGTCCCGCCGCACGAACACTGCCTTATCATCGTTATCTCCCTTAATTGAACGGAAGATCATCCAAGCTATCGGGCGGTGCGACCAGGAAACTATCTTTCGCGGCATACGGCACGGTCGCCGGTCCTTCCGTCATCTCGACGTCAACGGAAACCTCGGTGTACCAGGTCCCGTTGTACAGGCGAGCTTGCTTCTGCACGCTGGAGATCGTTTTGATTTTTCCAGTCTTCCACTTGCTCGCTGCCAGCGCGTTTTCACCATGCACGAAGATTTTTATTGTGTCGTTCGGTTTCCCGTCGTTCGGTTTGAAAACGGTGAGCAACCACGGACCCCTTGCGTTTGCCCCGCTTTTGCTCATGGTGAGATCCACCACTGCCCCAGGATACAGTTTGACCATTCGCTTACCCCTCCTTCATCAACTTGCAGACCGCCTCATAGTCCTTCTGCGTGACCTCGGTCGCCTTGGTGAAGCCGGCAGCTGCCAGCTTGGTCTTGGCCTGATTCGCGTTCATCCCTGCCTCGGCGGCGATGGCGAACAGCCGCTTGACTTGTTTCGCGGTGATCCGGCTGTTTTCGTCTTGCGTCGCCGCTATCGCGGAATAGCCATTCTCGACGAAGTTCTCGTTTTCCATATCTTGGCTAAACATCGCTGATAACCCGGAAGCGTGAAGGGCCGCGGCAACAAGCGCCCTTTTCTCCGCCATCTTAACCGCCGAATTAGCGGAGTCAAAAGCACCCTTTAGACCGTTGCGTATCTCCTTTGTGTTTGCGCTTCCGTACCCGGTACTAAACACATATTCCTGCCCGTTGGTGGCAATCTTCTTCAGTTCGCACTTGACCAAGTAGTAGAAAAACGGGTCGCCCTCGATCTGCTCTATCTTGGTTTCCACGCTGAAGGTCTGCATCAACCCATACGTCATCGCTATCTTCTCGGCACCCGATTTGAACAGGATTGGTTGCTTTGTTTTTCCAACCACGCCGAAGTCCACGTCGCGCTTCAGTTCCGCGGTCTGCCCGGTCAGCGGGCTTGTGATGTTGTAGTTCGTCCTCTTCGCTTCTGCCAAGGCCGCACGGGCCTCGTAAACTGTCAGTTCTCCCATCGTAGTTCTCCTCTCTCGCAGTTCTCCTCTCTTCCATCATCAACCTTCCTCACAACAATCTTTCCGTGAGCGTGGTAACTTCTTTGGTATACATCGTAAGGGATATGGCGAAACATAATCTCTTTTCCGCATTTGTTGCACCGAATAACCCCGCTCTCTGTCGTGAAATACTCTTGCGTAAGATCTTCTCCTCCGCAAAACATACATTTCCCAAGTTCCATTCAGCCCCCTCCAAAATTCACTTTTTCGTTAAAGCCCTCGTCCGTTTCGTACACTATGTCAAAGATGTTTTCTGCCCATTCGTCTTCCGTGGTGTCAAGCGCACAGTAGGAGTGCTTATCGTAAAACTCGTTCAGCCGGTCTTCCAAGTGCCTTTCGTCTTGAGGTTTCCACAACGGGTCGAAGTCAAACATCATATTGTTTTGCTTTCCGTAATTTTCCCAGTAGTAGCCGCCAATATATCGCTTCCCCAAAAACAGCACCCGTCCACAGATTTTGCAGTGTAGATATATTCTGTCGTCCGCCATTACGTTTCCGTCACCTCGATTCCCATCAGGAAGCGCATCAACTTGCGCTTTATCACATATTCCGGCGTCCGCATCCCCTTACAGTCCTCTACCACTGTGCCGCCGTCAGGAAGGTTGTACACGAAGTCTGCGGTATAGGCCACGGGCCGCTCGACCAGTTTGCCCTTCTTCACCCCGCCCTTCGGCCCGATCACATCCGGCAATCTCTGCTCGGGAATTATCGTGTACTTCACCTGACGCCGAAGGTCGTGGATCTCGCCGGTCTTCTCCAGTTCCCGCAGGGCTTGATAACGGCGTGCTTCCTTCTTGCTGTCGAACAGGATGCCGTCCACCTCGGTCTTGACGGAGTTATATTTTCTGCGCCTATACGCCATTCTTCTTCCCCCTCTTCTGCTTCTTAACCGCCTCAACCTGACGGAACAGGCGGTAGCACATCGCGAACACCTCTTGCCCGCTGAAGTTCTTTTCGGCCTCCCACTCGTCGCAGTCGAACAGGCGGTAGTTGCCGTCTTTTTTCAGAAACAGGCCGAATCTCCGGCATCCTTCGTAGTATCCAAGGGCCTCTGCGTAGGCCGCGGTCTGAGCGCAAAGGCTTATCTTTACCTCTGCGGTCGGTGTCTGAATCGTCTTAATGTCAAGCACGACCGGCGATTCGTCCATATGGATCGCGTCCGTCCGCATAAACCCCCACCTGTCAATCGTCCCTGCGAAGGTGCGCCCGGAAGACACCACCGGGGCTTCGATGCCCACCCATTCCGGCGTATAATCCCAAAGGAACTTCTGATAAGCCGTCAGGTACGGTTCGATACCCGGAATCAGTTCCGGATCTCCGCCGTAGTCCATCATTTCACAGGCGGCGTGAACTGCCTTGCCCCTCTCGGCGGCGGCATCAAGGACGCTTCGATTCAGCTTCGATAGATCGCCGCGGACATACGACAGGATGGTCGTCACGGACGGGATCTCGATGCCGTCCATCGTGTAGGTGTGCGTCGCCTCGTCGAAAATCAGGCCGGACATATCCGCTCCTCCCGGACGAAAACCAAATCGTACTGCCACATATCGTCCGCCGAAAGCGGATAGGTGTAGCAGAGAAGGTCGTAGTATTTCCCGGTCGGATCGTCCCTGCGCTCCACCAGTCCCGCCATCGGTTGGCAACCGGGGCTGAAGCCCCTGCCCTTCATACCGTATACGAACATCGCTTCGCTCCTTTCATCAGAACACAATTGAAAGCTGCTCATAGCACATCAATTCTTTTTTGTACGCTCCAGGATCTCCCCACTGCTCTGCCATCGCCCTTGCGATCCCAGGGAATGTTTTGGACCTGTGTTTTTGGCTTTTTTCTTTTCCGATTACGACCCCGTTCGCCGCTTGCCTTTTCCATATTTCCGCATTCCCGCATACATACGGGCCTATCGGTTTGACGATGTTCGTAGGCACAAGTTCGGGCAGACCCTTCAACCATAGGCACGTTTTCTTCGTGTATGGATCTCCGTGTTCGTATGGCTCAATTATTTGGGAGTATGGTGGAAGGGAATACACGCTGGACGGGATAGGGTTTTCAATCGCGATCCTTTTGCAGTTTGCGTTGTATATCTCGAGAAAAAACTCCTTAGCTGCAAGGCCTTTTCTGAAGCGATCCATGTCCAGCTCCCCTGCTTTCGGGTACAATCTGCAAGCGCCAGCGTTGCTAAGATAAGTACATGGTGGGTGAGCGATAATCAGGTCCCACTCACAGCTTTTGATAGTTTCCAGCGCGTCCCCCTTTATGTGCCATTCCGGATGCCCTCCTGAGCAATCCTGGAGATCACAAGAATAGGCTTCATGCCCCCGCTCCCGGAACGCAATGCATACACGTTGCGACTCTTCGCAAGCGACCAAAACTTTCAATTTCCCACTCCTCTCAGACGCTCTGTGCGCCACATACAGCGTTCCAAGCCCCTTGGGCGAGTATTTTATCGTCTGCGATGCTAAAATCGCTCTACGGGGCTGTTAGCGGCCTTCTCGGCGGTTTCAAACAAATTCCTCTATGTCTGCCCTGTAACCGTGATCGCTCAGGTACTCTGTAAGGCAATCCGGGCAAACGATATCCCTGCCATCGAAGGGGACGTCGAACTGGTACGCCTCGACGCCCGGGAACAAGGTCTGACCGCACACAGCGCACCGTGGATACCGTTCCGCTTCCCGTTCCTTCCGGCCCCAGTAGGCATCGGCGTCCTCTCCGTATCTTGCGTATCCCATTCAGCCCTCCAATCTCTTTTGCTCACTCTGTTCCAATGCCGCCCGTGTCGCCGACGGCATCAGGCTGTAGTCCCGCTCACGCTCGGATCGTTCGCGGTAGGCCCGGATGAAGTGCGACATCACGACCGGCTCGCTGAAGTCTTCGTCCATCGCCCACGCTCTAAGCTGTTCCGGCGTCACGACCTTCCGAACGTCGTCAGGAAGTTTGGCCCATTCTTCCCTGGCGTAGTACGACGACCGGCCTATCGCCCGCCGCACCAACGCCCACGCTTCCGCGCCGGTCTGCTCGTCCTGATGGGTGATGGTGTACATCTTGCGTTTAACCTCACCGATAACAGGCGGGAAGGTTTCCGACCGTGAAGCGATCAGAGCAGTAACAGCGGCGGACACATCGCTATAAGCGTCATCCGCAAACATCGCCGACCATAACTGCACCGCCCGCTTCAGTCCATCAGGGGTTTCGCCACGGTAGAAGTTCGGATAGGCCGCTTCAAGAACGGCAAGTATCTGTTTGGTTTCTCGTTCCGTCATAGTTCGTCGTCCTCAAGCAAGTCGAAGAAAGAAGCACCGCGCCCCCTTACGTTCGCAAGTCCGTGACCGTCTTTTCCGTTGCGTGAGTGCCAGCCCCTGACGGCTGCCTTCCAGTCTTTCATGCGATTTTTACCGACCATCCATCCCTTGGATTCGTAAAAATCAACGAAATACTCAGGGCTTACATCCTTGTAGCCCTTCTCACGAACATAGTCGGCGACATCTTGCACCGAAGGGGGGAATTTATTAGGGGGGTTATATATATTCTTTATTTCTTTCCCTTCTTGAATACTTTCTTTCTTCTCTTCTTCCCCTTTATTCTTCTTTTGCTTCTTTTCTTCTTTTTCCGCTTCTTCTCTATCTTTCTTTCGGCCCGTGTCTCCTTCGTGTCTCCTTCGTGTCTCCTCGGTGTCCCCTTCCGTGTCCCCACAAAGCTGGAATTTGTCATAATTTACGATGGTTAGAAGTGTCCCCTTCGTGTCTCCATTTCTGACCACCATGTGGTCCTCTTCCAGTACACTGAGAAAATTACAGACCTTCTTTTTGCCCCATCCCCATCGATCCGCAAGGTCCCTTATGCTTGTCCTGACGCAGCCGCGGGGGACTACAGTAAGATGCGCGCCGGTGAAGTCCTTCTGCTCATCAAAGGCGGCTGTCAGCAGTAGGTCGACCCAGGCCTGACCTCTGCTGAACACGTCGCCTTTCCACACCTTGTTATCGAGGAGTTTTCGGTCTAGCTTGATCCACCCCATGCTTACTTACTCGCGTCGCCGCCTACCGCAATCGGTTCGGTCTTCGGCGTCCATACCTTCAGCAACGCCCGCAGATCGCAATGGATGAAATTTGTGCTTTCACGGATTGCCAGGTCAATCTGCTTTATGGCGTCCTCAAGGTCCTTCCTGGTCACATAGTCTGAAGCGGTTTCTGATCTCTCGCCTTTGCTCAATTCTTTCTGATGAAGTTCTGAAAACGATGGCTTCGGGATCTTCATCAAATCTTCTTTCTTAATCCCCAGCGCATAACAAATACTGAGCGCCAAAGGCAGCTTCATGTTTACCTTCTCCCCATCCCTGGAAAAGCAATAGGAAAGGTAGTTGGAGTTATACCCGCACCGGCGGCTAAGTTCTGCCAGTGATGTTTTGTGCTTCTCGATGATGTCGTTGAGCGTTCTGCGGTAGACTGTCACCGTCGGTTGATTCGATTTACCCATAACTTGCTTCTCCTTCCTCACTTCAAGCTGTAGGACGCGTAGTGGACGCGGTCCCCGAACCTGTTCCGGCTGCCGACCATCTCTGTGCGGATGTTGTGACCATCTGCCTTGAGTTCGGCGATCCTGGCTCCAAGCCTCATGCACGAAAACTCCCGCATCGCGTCCACCGGCGTGATCGCGCCATAGGTGCGCATATAGGCGAGGATCTTCTGCTTCTGATTAATCTTCTCTATCATTCCCGGCCTCCACATATGTCACGATGAACTCGACGCCAGGGTCGAGATATTGAACCACAGCATCAACAAGAGTCTTAACGTCCTTCAGGTAAGGACAGTGAATACTCACCTTTTCGTATCCGCATCTGAGCGTTACTCTAAACATCCGTACTTCCTCCTTAAATCGTATTTCCTTTTTGCCCGTTCCCGCGTTCCTTCCTCCGCAGTAGCAAGCAGACAGAACTTTCCACAGGCCGTTTCCCAACCCTTCCTAAAAAGCGGCGTCATATTCTTGTAGCAGATGCGCCCGCCGGAAAAGTAGGCGCATTCAAAACAGTAGTAACCGTCCGGCCTATCCATCTTCCTCCTCCCATTTTTCAACCCACCTAAGGTTGTCTGCTCTGTTGTTCCACGGATCTCCATCGAGATGCTCCACCCGCTCACAGTCCGCTGACGGCAGGGGAACGAACGCCTCCGCGACCAACTTCCCCAAGGCCCGCTCGGTCTGCCGACCGTCAATGGTCAACTGCACCCGCACCGACCCGGACAAGATCCTCGGTTTCAGGATTCGATTACCGCGCCGGAATCGCCCAAGGTTGGACACCTCATAAGGCCGGTAGATCGACTCTTCCCATACTTCAGTCATCCCGCGGGCCTCCTTCCGTATATATGCGGGGCCATCAGGCGCAACATCTCTTTGTGTTCTTTGGCATCGCTCCAGTCGTGGAGCAGTTTTTCGTGGAACAAACACAAGCGAACGGTCGTCCTGTCCGTTACCATCGCAGGGACGGTAGGCGTCTGCACCGACGGGATACGGTAACCCAACCGGCAAAGCAGACACCCCTTGTTCGCGCCGGTCATTCGCTCACCTTCACGAAGCAGGGGCATCCCTTCGGGGTCTTGAACATCAGCACCTCACCGCCTCTGATGCGGTCAAGGTCTGATACCGTGATCTCAACCAGTGCCGGTTGACCGTCAACGTGAAGCTGACTCAGGCATACTTTTTCGCCCGGAATCAGAACCTTGTCCGTTCCCCAAGAAATAGACATCGTTCCATCGCACTTTTGCCCGCTGAACGGGCAGATGCCGGATTTGTCCAATCCGACAACATCCTTCATTACGCAATCCATAAAGCCCTCACTTTCTTCGCCACCATCGGTACGATCATAAGCATCGCGCCTACTGCACAGCCCATCAGGGCCGTGACCCAACCTGTTCCGTCAAGGCCGGTCGAGCAGACCAACACCATCAGGAACCCAATGCCTTGAAGTTTCCTCATCCTTTCCTCCCTTCCGACTGCCGCTTCAGATAAGCGATCAACTCATCCTCGTCGCAGTGCCATTCCCTGCCGACCTTGAAGGCCGGACTACCTTTTGTTCTAAAAATCTTGTACGTCGTGTGTGGATTTACGCCGAACTTTTCTGCCGCTGACTTGATCGTCAGGATCATCCTTCCCTCCTTCCTACGCGTCGCCAATCTGAACGAATTTTCGTGTATCGTTGCAGTATGGGCAGAACATATCCTTCTCATGCCCTTTCGGCGTTTTCTTGTTGGCCTTTTTCGACGCCAACAGAACGCCGCCGCATATAGGACACTTGAAGACCCGCATGGTGTATGCGGCTTTGGCACTCGCCATTTTTGCCTCCTTTCTTTATGGGTGAATAACCCCCAACGGCGCACCGGGTCAGGAGGTTCTATGGATACATACATAGGGTCTTGGTTGGCTTGGGTAGGATGGTGTGAGTTCAAGATTTGCTCCCGATGCGCCTGTGGGGATTATTCAGTTGTCAGTGTTCTCAAACAGGACGTCGTGGCCCTGCCGGTGCTTTAATAGAGGTTGATATTATCTCAACCTAATCCGCAAAAAAAATATCTTCCTTTTCTGTCAGCTTCGTAATTCCCAAGACATTACAAAGAGCCTTCACCTCTGACGTGGTGAAGTCATTTCTGCCATTTGTCTTTAAATAAAACGCATAACGGGAGATTCCAAGCTGATCCGCAATATAATTGCGCTTTAAACCGCTGTCGGCGATTCGCTTGTTAAGGACTTCCGTGTTGACCATTATGTTCCCCTTTCTCGGTTGAGCATTACTCATCCCACCGTGATAGTAGCACGATGGTGAGAGGCTGTCAACCGCTTTTTTATAAAAAGTTGAAATATTTTTCCTTCTATGCTATTATGCTCTGCACAAGGGGGTGGTTTTGATGGCAAGAATCGGTGTAAAGATCCGCGAAGCGCGGGAGTATATCGGTATGACACAGGAAGAACTCGCCAAAAAGTTGGGGTATCGCGGAAAGTCCACGATCGCCAAAATTGAAACGGGGGCAAACGATATTCCACTTTCTAAGGTGAAGGAATTTGCCGACGCTTTGCATACGACACCGGCCTTTTTGATGGGGTGGACGGAAGAAGACGCAGACATTCGGCACTATGTGAACGACGAAACGATGGAACTCGCGCAGGAGATCCACGACAACCGGGATCTGCGCATAATGTTCTCATCCGCCCGGAATCTGTCGCCGGAAGACCTGAGATTTGCGGTCGAGATGCTCCGCCGGATGGAGCAGATGTCGAAATAACTGTCCTGTTTTTCGGACAGGAAATAATTTATCTTTATACCATCACAAGGAAGGAGGTTTAGATGATGGGAGAAGTTATCGTACGGTTTTTGGCGGGTCTTCCGCCGTCGGTCAAGGGCGCAGTCAGGCTCGATATGAACGGCGATTTTAACGTCTACCTAAACCCCGCCTACGACCGCTACACGCTCAGGAAGACACTAGAACACGAACTGACGCACATACGCAGGGGGGATTTGGAGCGGGATGGGGCCGTTGACAGGATGGAGGTGATGGCAGATGGCCCGCGCTAAAAAACGCACCGACGGTCGGTATCAGAAGTCCGTCACCGTTGGCCTGAAGGACGGCAAGCCAATCAGGAAAGTGGTCTACGGTCGGACGCAAAAGGAACTGGACGCCGCCTATGTCGCCCTGAAAGCGGAACTGAACGGCGGCGCAGACCTGACCGCTGACACGACCGTCGCCGAACTGATGGAAGACTATATGCGAACGGAGAAGTCCAGTCTGAAGAGGCGGGCGGCGGAAAGCGTGAAGTACGCAGGGGCGGCAGCGTGTCGCCATGTCGGAAGCATCCAGGCGCGTGATCTGACCGTGGATGATGTGGAGCAGATGAAAAAGGCGATGGCAGAAACGCCGGTTATGTTCAACCGCGCCCTGCTCTACCTGAAGGGCGCTTTACGCTACGGGCAGAAGCGGGGTTTGGTGTCACGCAACGTGGCAGAACTTGTCCCACCAATTAGACACAGGGCAAAGGAAAAGCGGGCTTTCACGCCCGACGAAGTGACTGCCCTGCGGGAAGCTGACCTTACGCCCAAGGAACGTGCGCTCATCGACATTTTGTACTATACCGGCGTCCGCATCGGTGAGTGCCTTGCGCTGACCAAGGCGGACTTTGACATGAGGAACGGAAAGCTTCGTATCAACAAATCGTTAGAGGGTGAAACCAAAACGGCTGCGGGCGTCAGGAGCATCCCGATTGCCCCGCCGCTTGCCGCGTCCCTGCGGGCATATTTGCCGACGCTGACCGGCGACGACGCCCTGCTGTTCCCGAATCAGAAGGGCGGACTGCTGACGGTCGGCAACACCTATAGAAGGTGGGATAGACTGCGCGAGAAGGTCTTCGGCTCGTATGCCGCAGAGGACATCACGCCGCACCTCTTCCGCCACAACTACGCAAGCGATCTGTATAAGGCCGGAGTCGATCTGAAGTCGGCGCAGTACCTATTAGGGCATACCGATGTCAAGACCACGCTCGGCATATATACCCACTTCGGCGAGGGCGACATCGACCCCGCCAAACTCTTCGACTACTATGCGCGGAAGTAATGTAAAAGCGCACGATGACCGCAGATTGTAGTCAGGATGTAGTCACCTGAACCACGAAAAACCACGCAAATACGTCGTTTTTATAGGCCGTGATAATGCTTACCTGTTTCTTCCGGGGGTGTCTTCAAGAATGACGTAAATGCGTGGTTTTCCACGGTTTTCCGTTGGTTTCCGGCGTTTTTGGTATGACACATAATAACACTTAATGACACTTGAAAACAAATGAAATGTAGTCAGACTGTAGTCAAAGCTGTCCGTTTTATTGGACACAAAAACCCGCCCCCGGGGGAAGACGGAAGGAAAACCCGGGGACGGTAAAAGGAGGATGACGATGATCCGATGATGTCTATAGTTTGTTTTCTGCTTTCAATTTTTCAACTTTCTGCCGGATGTAGCTGTTGCCCCCGCACTTTTGATAATGTTCATATTCTTCCCAAAAGCGTTCCTGTTCTATCGGGTCGAACCACGTCCCTTTCTCGGCGTTTGCCAAGTAAGTGACCAAGTAGTTTTTGCAGTTCTCAAGGTCGATGTTGCGGGACTCTTCCCGCATAGCAAGAAGGTCTTTCTGCATCGGTTCGATTTCCTTCTTGACGGCGGCACTGACCCAGTCGCTCAGGTTCTTTTTTAAGTACCCAACAGACCCCGCGAAACTGACGATAAACGCCAGTGCGACTGCAATCTCTCCAATGGTGAAGTTCTCCATACCTTCAGCCCCCTATAGTTTTTATCCATTCCGCGAAGGTCACGGTTTCCATTCCGGCCCCTTCCCGGACAGCCCGCGACCGGCATCCGTCTGAGATGTGCATCTTCAGACCGGGGTCGAGGCCGTGCCACTGTTCCCGGTGCTTGTCGAAGTATTCCGTCAGGCGGCTCAGGACGGTCGTTCGGTATTCTTCGCTCGTTTTCGCCGTCCACGATGGCTTGTTCAGTTGATAGTAGGCATCAAACAGCATCACCGCCACAAGTTCGTCGGCTTTGCCCTGCATTCCCCGCCGCGCCATCTCGTCCGACAGGGCGTCGTTGGAATCTATCAGGTTGGTGTAGGTCTTTATCAAGTAGTCCGGGTCGTGGCGGCATATACTATCATCCCGCCAGCGCCACAAGTATAGGATGGTCGGGAAGTATTTCAGCTTTTCCGTACACGACGCTGCCAGCGCATTGAAATAGCTGTCTTCATGAATCGTCAGATCCGGGCAAAAGCGGATCTCGTTGTCAACCAGGTACGACCGCTTGAACGCCTTCCCGTGGACAAACACGAAGTCCTGTTCGTGTTGGACGATATACGGTTTGCCGTCCCTGCGGGTTTCTTCTATGAAGTTGGTGACGCAAACGTCCAACTTCTCTTCCATCATCAGGAAGAGTTGATAGAACGCGACCGCCGATGAGAACATATCGTCCGCATCGCAGAACATCACATAGTCCGCTGTCGCTTCGTCTAAGGCCGCGTTTCGGGCCGCCGACACCCCGCCGTGGGGGATATGGATAAAGCGTATCCCGAACGGATACACCGCCCTGATGCCCGCTTCCGGCAGTTTGGCGGCCTCGTCGCCGTCGTGGCAGACGATGATGCCGATGTCGGAGAAGTCGATCGCCTGTTGAGCCGCGATAGAATCGAAAAGCGGTTTCATCTCGGCGAAGGTTTCTTTATAGTGAGGAACTAAAATCTGTAGCTTCACGTCGTTCCTTTCCGGCGTCAGAAGACGCCCTTATCTATGCCGAACCGCCAACACTGGTTGATGTACTCGGCACTATCTACAAAGCCCTTCAGGACATCCGCACGCGTCAGGCGTCCGCTCTCAAGGGGCTTCAGCCAGTAACGGTATCCGCTTTCGTCAGGGTTGCGCCCTAACAGTCCGTGGTAGCAGTCCGTCAGAAACGCCTTGTCGGACTTCTTCATCGCTTCGTACTCAGGGCCAAGGTAAAAGCCTTTAGCGATGGTCGCGCCGGTTTCGGAACCGCTTGCAAGACCGTTCGCCCAGTAGGATTCGCCGCCGGCATCAGGTTCACGGTCAAGCACTTGGCGGTACATCCGGCGGACGAAATTCAGGCACAAGGTTGCGTAGGCCGGTCTGCCGTAGCCCGCAATCGCACCGTTCTTCTTGCTGTAGGTCTTGCCCCACACGCCGCCACCGTTGGCGACTACATCCTCGCCACCGGCTTGCGGCGAAGTGTTGCCCTCAATAGTTGTGATATAGTCGTGGGTCACGGTGACCACTATTCCAACGTGGTGGATGCGGGTGCTGTTTTTGAAGTATACAACGTCGCCCACCTTCGGCGAGGAATACCACTGATTCTTGTCTTTGAAGAACTGCGCCGTGGTCGGGGTATAGTAGTCGAAGCGGTCACAGCATAGCAGTTTATGGGCGTTATCGAGGCCGTAAACCTTGTAAAAAACCCAATTCACAAGGGCGTTGCACCACGGCTCTCCCTGATAACTCGGCTTCAAATCGGCCCAATACTTCGTCACGTTCGCTCGGCCCGCATTGGCTTTTTTGTCATAAAGGTACTTCGGGTTGTCGTCCTTCTTTTCGAGATAACCGACCTCGTTTTCCGCAACTTTAATCAGCTTTGCTATCGACATCTTCCGCCTCCACGATTTCCTTCCCGGCGAAGAACGCCGTACTGTCAATCTTCAGGATAGTCCCGATAAACGCCGCCAGTGCGCCGCACGTTACCATCACAGGCTCCGCGCCCGGAAATCCCCAAGCAGCGGCGATGGCCTCATACAGAACCCCTAAAGCGGGAATTACGATCTGCGCGATCCGAAGCGCGTCAAATAACTTCTTTCCCATGTTCTCCTCCTTTATGCGGTCAACCATATCGCGTTCAGCCGAAGGTTGCCGCTTGTGTAAGCCGACGACGATCTGACTGCAAGCGCACCGCCTGTGCCAACGATGGCCCACGTTACATATCGTGCAGAGTCCCACGCGCAAGCGACGCCGACCTGATCCGACGGCCTATGCCCTGACGCGATGTTTGCCACGGTGGTCTGCGATGTAGACAGATTGACCGCTGTAATGTACCCCATCAGAAGACGCAGATTGCCGCACGCGTACAGTTTCAGGTTGCCTATCGTCGCTTTCGACGAATCCGCTTCTGACAGCGCGGTTGCCGTGACATCCGTCCACGTCGGAAGGTCGGACGCTACAAGCAGTTTTTCCCACGGCCCCCACACGTTCGACGATGTGTACTGACGGACATAAGCAGTCGAGTTGCCGCCGCTGTCCCTCGGCATCGCGTACTGCATCACATACGGTGACGGGCCGTCGATGGTGATGAGCGCACCGCCGCCGGTGGTAGGCTTGTTCGCCGCCGACGACAGATAGTCGTAGAATCCTGCGGCAGAGGCGTTGTCAAGGTCGGTGTCCTCTTCACCGTTGAAGGGGACTTTGCCGGTCGTCGCTTTTTCAAGGTCATAGTTGTTGACCAACTCGACACCGGCAGAAAAAGCACTTCTGTTCTCGGCCCTGTCGCGGGAAGCGGTCGTGACATATTCTGCCGTAGCCCTTCCTTCAAAACGGATGGTTTGACTCATCAGCGGGAAGAGCAGATCCGAACCACTTTCGTATTCGACGAAGAACATATCCCCTGCCGTTACGGAAGGGTCTGCCTCCGTCAGACTGACCGTATGCGGTCTGTAGACCGGCAGTGCCGCAAGGTCGGACAGATAGCTGTTGTAAAACGTGCTGTTCTGACCATCCATAAGCGGATTATAGTTCAGGTCAAAAACCGCATCGTCCTGTGTGCCGTAGAGCGTTGCCGCTCCGTCCGCATCGTACACAAGAAGGCCGGAAACCGGCTGTGACGTATACTTCTTGCGTTGGGATGACCCCGCCACTACCCGCGTTGCGGGTACATCAACCGGCGTAGAACTAAGCGGCACGGTCGTGGAAACCGTGTAAAACGTCCTTGTCGGTTCCATAAACCGCGTAATTCCCACTTCCCCGTCACGGGTCATACGGATGTTGCAACCGGCAGTGAACGCAAGCCACGATGCTATATCCCGAAGCGTGGTGTCGCTTGAAAACACCGGCCTTGTGACCACACTCCCGACGCTGTTAAGCCAAGCACGCATTGTGGAATCAATGTTGAATGACAAATAGTCGCAGATGTCCTTCAGATAGTTTCCGAAAGCCCGCGGATAGGTGGCTACATCGCTGACCGTGGAAATGAAATCTGCCGCGTCTACATCAAAAGACCGAAGCGCATCCGGGCAGACGAATGATGTCGTCACGCCCTCGACCGCTTCAATGCTGTCGAAGTTGAAATAGCCAAGCGGACACATTTCGTAGTATGTCGTGATGCCGTCCCTTGTGTAAATATACGGATGTCCGGACGGGTTCTTGTAGTCCGTTGTCGTGTAGTTTCCGACCGCAGATGCAGGGGGGATAAAGTGACCATCCGCGTCATACGTTCCGTTCTCGATGGTCGTGACGAACTGGCTCGGATAGCCGTAGTAGTCTTTGTAGTACTGAATGATCTGCGTTTCCGTGATGAAGACGAAAGTCGCGTTAAACGCGTTCCACCACCCGCTCGGGGTGGCAGTCCCACCACCCGGAAGCGAGATGACGGTAGACGCCGCCCACGGAACGGGCATATGGCTTTCCCCGTCTGCGGGGGCTTGAAACGACCCGTCGCCCCAAACCGTCCACGCGGTCGGGCCATATCCGATGGTCGCCGACCCGTCGCTCGGGATGACCGTGTACTTATCGCCGATGTTGACCGCAATAAACGGACGCGCCCACCCATCTACGGTGTTTGCGTTCATTACGGACTGAGGGATCTCGACAGAAAACTCAGAGGACAGGCACTCCCCATAGGTAACGTCGGTGTCCGCAAAGGCGTATTCCGTCATAGACGCCGAACCGGCGACCATATCACCGTATTTGGAATTAAGAACAGTCCCATTATCGAAGACGATAACGAGATCCTGTTCCGTTTCCCCGTCTGTTACAAGCTGAGAGTAGGTTGCACTTGTAGGGTACATCTGCCGCTCCTTAGTATTCGATGAACGCGATGCGCGTTTCCTGATACATTATTTCGCCGTTGGTCGTATCGTTCACGTTCATAATGGTGAAGTCTATGTCAGGGATGTAGAACGACCCGCTCCCGTAACTGTCCGTCAGCGGATTGTAATATTCGATGCTGACCTTTCGCTCGGACGCCTTATTCCACCGATAAGACAGGGCGTCCATAATGGTCTTCACGTCCGCGCTTTTCAAAATCGGGGTGTTGAACTCTACCTTTGTGCGCATATGGTCAAGCGGGTAACGGTGAAGGTTCCCCGCCGTATCAACGGTACTGTTCAAGTCCTGATTCTGATTTGGCGTCGCCTTATAGCTTTCGTAACGTATGTACTTCAGCGGGAATTTCCAGTTGACCGCCGGAGTGTGCGTCGTGTCCTTGATGTATACAAGTCCTTTAGTTGCGTTATAGTTCGACATATCTTTACCCCGTGACCCTTGCGTATGCTACTTGCGCTTGACGTACCCACCGACCGGCGGCGGCGTCAGGCCGCAGACTTACGTTCATAGATCTCGACGCGATCTGCCGCAGCAGACTGTTCTGCTCTCTCAGGACGGCAATCTCTTCAGCGTTGGCGTCCCGAACACCGCTTGCGACCGCACTGACAATTTGATCGTTGTTGGCAACGGCGGTGCGGTTGCCGATACGACCCACTAATTCGGGGCCAGATTCCCTCGCGAGGAAGTACTCACCCTCGACGAAACCACCCTGGGCGTAGTTGGTCGCTACGTTGTAGTTCATCGCTTGCGTCTTGGACGTCTGTGTGATAGGGTCTTTCCACACAAGCTTTGCGGTGGAGAAGTAGTCGTTGATGCCCTTCTTAATTCCAGCGGCGAGTCCCTTACCAACAGTTTTGCCCGGGGTCTCCCAGTCGGTCCCGTCGGTAAACATCCACTTGATGCCCTTGATGCCGGACTTCAGTTTCGACGCAGCTTCGGAGTTTTTGTTGCCGATGGTCTCGATTCCGGCGCCAAGACTCATGGCGTCGGTCTTACCGGTCTCCTTAAACGCCTTGTCGTCCTCAAGCAGTTTTGTGATATTGCTCTTCGTGTTCGGAATGCCGTTGTTCTTGGCGGTGACGCCGGTGGTCATGCCCTTGGAAAACGCCGTGCCGCCCTTGTTGCCCTGCTCGGTGATGCCTGACGTCAGACCGTTCCCGGTGACGCGCTTCACCCAGGTTTCATAGCTTTCGCCGGGCTTTTTGAACCACTTAGCCATCCCGGTCGCAACACCCTGCCCGAAGTTGTCACCGGCGGTCTTGCCGTCGTTCAAATACTGCGTCAGGTCGCCGTAGTCCCAGTTGGTGTTAACGTGTCCGTTCTTGTCGCCGATGTTTGTCCGGGCGTTATTGACAAGCTCGACGCCGCCTTCACCAAGCAGACTGTCGTACCACTCCCCGAACTTGATCCCAAACTCGGTCATGATGACGGCGACAAGTCCACCAGCTAACACGGAGCCAAGGACCGACAGCCCGCCGGTCGGCGCTTTCAGTTTGGACAGCAGACCGGCATTCTGCGACGCCTGTTTCGTTCCTTCCTCGACGCCGGTAGTGACGCTGGTGCTGACAAGGCCGGTCATCTTTCCGCCCAGGAAGCTGATAAGGCTTTGGTCACCAAGTAATCCGCTGAAGAACGTCTTGAATTTCGGCAGAAGGATAGGCGAGAGCAGAAGCAGCTGCCCTGCCCAGTCAGCATTAGCGAATCCTTCCACGATGCCGGAAAGAACGTCGCCCCACTTGATCTTTTTGACCGCGGCGATGATGAAGTTCGCAATACCGCTTGCGATGTCGCCGATGACGCGCCCAAGCTGGTCGTAAGGAATGTCGTTGATGACGGAGCCAAGCGCCTCGCCAAGCTTCGTACCAAGCGTCGGGAGATCAAGCCCGTTCATGAAGGACGCGATTGCTTTTCCGACGTCAGATGCGGTGATGCTGTCGAACGCTGCCGTGATCCCGTCGAGAAGATACGACGCAACGCCGTTGATGCCCTTCCCGATGCTTCCCCACGGTATGGTCTGCGTCAGGAATTTCTTAAGCGCCGCACCGATACTGTTTCCAAGCGTAGTGCCGGAGCCAAGGCCGGTAAGGAAGTCCCCAATGGCTTTGGAGATGTCGGACGGTTTGATGTTGTCCAAGGCCGCAGAGATGAACTCAGCGATCTTCGCCGGTCCTTCCCGGAAAAGTTTTCCAAGCCCTTCCCAGTTCAGGGTTCTTAACCAGTTGGAAATCGCAGTGCCGACGCCTTTACCGGCGTCCGTAAAGTGGAAGTTTTCTACAGCCCCCAGGGCCGCGTTGATCGCCGCATTGGCCTTGTTGGCTACAGTCTGCCCGACCAGCGACCAGTCAACGCCGCCGGAATCGAACGCGCCGTTAAGGAACTCCGCAATCTTCGCACCGGCGTTGTAAAAGTCGGTCGTACTCAGGAAAGAGTTGATAAAGGAAAGTCCGTTGTTGATTTTCCCTGCGATCTTCTGCCCGATGCTGTACGCGTCGATGCCGGCGATGGTGCTGTTGATCTTCGTCGCAAGCGCCGCGCCGGCGCCGGACCAGTCGCCGTTCTCGACCGCCTGTCGGATGGCCTCGGCCCAGTCAGGAAGACCTAATTCTTCATATGTAGTGTTCAGGCCGCTGTCTGCCGCAGATCCACCACCACCGCCACCACTTCCGGGCGTGGTGATGTTGTTGATTTCGTCGAACTTCATCAGTTGGACGTTCATTTCCTTGGCGGCCTTTGCGGCCCCACCAAGGGCATCAGCGTACTGCACAGTGCCGCGGGTCGCTTTCGTCCAAAAGTTTGCGCCGGTGAGCGCCGCAAATACTTGCTGGATGACGTTGAGCAGATCCACAAAGCGGTCGGTGAGATATTCCACGACCGGCGCAATAGCGTTAATCAGCGGCGAGAACGTCGTGCCAAGGACCGCTTTCAGATAGGAAGAAGAGGACGCGATGCTGTCAAGCGAACGTGCGAAGACGCCGCCGAAGGTCGCCGACCACTGATACAGGGAATCGATGCCCTCCTTCACGCCCTTCGTGATGTACGAAATGGCTTTTCTGATGGCCTTGATGGAAGCGACACGCGCCGCCTTTGCCCCAAACTTTTGAATCAGCTCGGCAGCGCGCTTCGCTCTGTTGATGAAGGAAGGCGGGAAGATTCCAAAGACTTCCTTCCCAAGGCGCAGGGAAGACATGGTAGCATGACCGAAGATGGAAAGCATGCCCTTGCCGACGTTCACGACTTTTCGCATCCCGCCCACAAGACTGCCGATGTTCGCGGTATACTTCGCCGCCGCATCAGCGGCATCCTGCAGGTTCTCCGCGGCTTCACCGCTCAGTATCGGATCATCGGCTTTGGATGCCGCGCCGTCCTGCGAGAAGTTCTTCCCGCTTGCGCGTGATGCGGTCTGTACCGCGCGGGCATATTCCTTCGCCGCTTTACCGGCCTCGGAATACACCTTCGTCACTTTGGCGATGCCGTCGATCCCGGAAGCGGTCTTCGACATATCGGACATGGCCTTCGCCGCCTGTGTGAAAGCGTCTTTCGGGATGCCTTCTGCCGCACTCTTAAGTCGCTTCAGCGCATCCGTCAGTTTGTCGATGTCGGATGCCGCGTCGCCGCCGGAGTGCTTAATTTCCAGTTCTAGTTCATCAATCTTGATTGCCATCTTTCAGCTTTTCCTTTGCCGCGTCCTGGGCGGCTACAAGCGAATCGAAAAAGGCGTAGGTCTGTTCGATTTCTTTCTGTCGTTCGGCTTCCTTTTCCGCTTCCGTCATCGGACGAATGCGGTAAGGCTGTTCCGCGTACTTAAGGGGCTTTGCGCCCTTCTTTTTGAACGCGTTGCCAAGGACCACACCGAACGCGTCATACACATAAGCGCCCTGCAACCATAGTTCCGCGTTCCTGTTGTCCCGGTCTATCTCCCACTTTTCGCGGTAGGCAGCCGCCATCATCGTGTCACCGTGCCAGTACTGCTCATAGGTCATGCCGTAGGTGAGATAGTACGGACACAGTTCTTTGAAAATCGATTCAAGGGTCCGCGGTTTCGGTTGGACTATTGACGGCAGAGTTACAGTTCTACCGTCATCTTCGCGTTTTTTCGCTCACCCTCCAGGTTCATCAGGCCCGACAGCGCGTTGTCATACAGATGCCGCAGTTTGCCGATGATCTCGGGTGTGATGCCCCCAAGGTCTGCAAGCATACGCGATGCATCTTGTTCGGTCACGGTCGGATGGTTCTTGCGGAAGGCAAGGAACCATGCCAGGGTAATAGTGAAAGCCGGTTTCTGAGCCAGTTCATCCCACACAAGACCGGCGCGCTCGGCAATAATTACCGTGTCGCGGTCGTAGTCAAGATGGTAGACCTTGTGGGTTTTGCCATCCGTCAGACGGATAGGAGCGTCAGAATACTCCGGCTGCTTGGTTTCTTCTTCGGTGTCTGCCATCGGGATCTCGCCGAACAGGGCGTCCCCGCTGACAATGTTCTCATCTTCCTTTTTGGCCTTCGTTGCCATTTCCTTCTTTTCCTTTCTTATAGGTTTTTGCCCCCGCCCCTATATGGGAGCGGGGGCTTTCTTGTGGTACTTAGGTGGAAGCGGACGCGAAGGTGAAGCCGCCTTCCGGCATGATGTTGCAAGTGTTCTCAAGGACACTGTCAACATCTGCGCCACCGTATCCCAGCTCGACCGGTTTCCCCTTGAAGAAGAAGGAATCCATGCCGGAACCGTTCGGTGCGGTGAACTCCCAGTACATAGCACTGGTGGACGCCATGTTCTCATACGCGGACACACAGGATGCCCAAGCGTCGCGCATCGCTCCGTAATCGTTTACCGTCAGACCCAGGGCGCCGCCCGAATCCCGGAGGCCGTTTACGTAGTGATGAGCGAAAATCTCGCTGAGAGGCGTACACTGGAGCGCGTTCACGTCAGTTCCCAGTGCAGGGATCGTTTTGACGCCGGGGATCTCGGTGTAGCTGGAGGTCGGGCGGGTCGCCGCCGCGCCTACACAGTACTTGACGAGGATTCCGGCAGTAGAGTAAGCAGTTGCCATTTACTTAGCCCTCCGTAGTCTTTCTTTTGGATTTCGCTGTTTTTTTATTGGATGCCGGTTTTCCGGCGTTGTCGTTTGTCTTGGGGATCTCTGCCCAACATCTCGGGCAGACCAGCTCTCCGTCCGGGATCTCATGTCTGCAATACGGACATTTCATGATTTACTCTCCTTCCGGGAGCGTGTCGCCCCCCGTTACTTGTTTTGTGAAGCGTGCTACTAGGCGATAGATCGAGCGGTCGGTGGTCGGCATCGGGGACATCGTGGTAAGCCGGAAGTACAGTCCGTTGTAGGCCGCTGTGATGGCGTCCATGATGGCGTAGGCTTGCGCCCGCGCACCGTTCTGAAGGTTTGACCATACCTGAACTTCGTGGATGACCCTGTTTTGGTCGTCCGTGTAGTTCAGAGTGATTCCGCTCGGCGTCCTGACGCGGCTCACTTCTTCCACATAGACAGCAGGGAAGGAATCCGGGATAGGCTCATATCGTGTAGAGCAGTAGGCGTCCGACGCGACGGTCAAGGCCGCCGTTTCGATCGCAGTGTATACCGCGTTGAATGTATAGTTAGCCATCTCTGAATACCCTCTCTGCTATCTCCCTTACGCGGGCGAGGATCGCTTCCTCGGCTTTCATCATCCCGCGTTGCGGTTGGATCTCCGTGTACTCTTTGCCGCCGAAATGCCACTTACCGGTCCGGGCGTACTCGCCGCTGCCAAGCTCTGAAGAGGACCAGGTTCCCGGCCCCAGGTCGATGCCGTCAACGTCGGTCATGAAGACCGCTGTGTCACCGGCGCCGAACTCGATGAACGCGATTCCTTTGCCGCTGGCGATTATCTTCGCCCCTGTTTCGGTCTCCTTGACGCTGACGCGGCTGTCGTAGCCGGTCTCTTCGGCGCCCATTTCTGCCAGCGCTTTCGTCAGTTCTGCGATCTTGTCCTCGCGCCACTTCTTTTCGGCTTTCAGTTCGCGAATCGCTTTGTCGATGGACGACGGGTCCAGGGTGACGGTAATCTTACGGCGTGCCATCCTCGTCCTCGTCCGGGTCAGGCTCCGGCTCCGGGTCAGGTGTCGGGGTCGGTGGTGTCCACTGACTGCCGTTCACGCTGACCTCTTCAAGCGCGTACACGATGTTGAACAGGCCCTGCGCTACCCTGCTGACGCGGTAGTTGTGGGGGCCGGAAGTAGGGGTTCTTCCGACCCACACAAGGGTATCGACCGCGATAGGGCAGTTCATATCGCAAGTGTTCATCGTCCGTGAGTAGTTCTGCTCAAGGCCGAACGGTTCTTGCGACGTCGCCCCCTTGGCGGCAGACACGTTGGTTCTGAACGCTACCGGGTCGGCGTAGGTCTTGGTCTTCTCGCCGGTCTTATAGCCATCGTCGTCCACCGCGTCCGTATAGCCGGTGAACAAGGCGTAGTAGATAGTCTGCTTATTGCACTCTGCCGACCGCATACTCACCACTCCAGTTTCGCCAGTGGGCGGGTGTTGCATCTGATGTAGTCCACCATGTCCGGGTGCGCAAAACTGATGCTGATGCCGTTCTCCGTCCGTGCCAACTCGTTCTCCGTCCCTTTGCCGTTGATGCCCGCGATGACAGCATACAGTTGAAGCTGTTCGTGCTGACCGGCGACATCGGTAACGTCTGTCGGGATCTTGCCCCAGTAGTACCAGTTCAGGATCTCAGCTTTAGCGAGGTCGAGGAAGGTGGTCAATTGGGCGTCAGTATAGTTCGCCGAATCGTCACCAAGTAGCGTTCGTAAAGCTAAAATCTTTTCGTTCGTTGTCATTTCCCTGACCTCGCTTGTGCTTATTCCTTCGCGGCCTTTGTGGCCCGTTTCTTGGCGGTGGTCTTCTTCGGCTTTTCGGTCTTCGGCTCGTCGATTTTCACTTCGACCGGCTCCGACACCTCAAACCATCCGACGACCGTGCCGCCCTTGATACGTTTCTGCATACTGTTCCTTTCTGCGGCTTACGGCGACGCCGTTGTCACATTGATTCGGGAGGAACTCGGCCCAAATCCGCTATAAGGGCTATACTCCATATAGAAGGATTCAAGCGTCGCTGTTCCATCCTCATTGTCATACGCCGCCAACACGCCGCTCCATATAAGGGAATCGGCTTCGGGGTCGCCGTCTTCGGGCCACAGCGCGAAACCGTAGAAGGTGTCCGCACTCTGAAGGGCAAAATGCCTTGTGCCGTTTCCAATGGCCTCGACGATTTCTTCCCAAGTCTTGTCAGGTGTGCCAGTGTCGCCCTCGCCCCACTCGAATGAAATAACCATAGGGGCGAAGTCGCCGCCGCCGCCCGCCGCGTCAATAGCCGCTTTGATGCCCGACCCCATCACGGGGTATTCGTTGTCGGCGACTTCCGTGTTGATCCAGTTGGTCGAACCGACCTGACCACCGGCGATAACGATCTGATTCGCCATAGCTTACTCCTTAGTTCAGAACCTTGATGACAGCGGTGTTTGCCGTCGAAGTCCCGCCGATGACAAGCGCAACCTTGCCCGCCGCCACAGACGTGCCGGTGTCGCCCGCGATGTTCTTCACGGTAACGGCGTTCGTTCCGCCCACGTTCGTGAGGATCGCGTGCTGACCGGCGTCAAGGCCAAGCGTCAGCACCTTAGATGCCGCAGCGCAAGTAAAGTCGATAAAGATGTCCTTCTGCTCATCGGTCAGGGCGGTGTCATCCGACATCTCGATGGACGTGACGAACTCGCTCGGGCTAAAGCCGTTGGTGTACTTCCAGTTCATTAGGGTCGCCATATCAGTTCCCCCCTTTGCTTAGACGTTCGCGGTATTCGCGCAGTGGCAGTAGATACCGTCGACCTTGTTGTCGAGGACGAACGCGTCGTAATAGGTGCGGAAGTTCACGCGGTAACCATCAGACAGAAGGTTCTGCTCCGGCGTGAAGATCTTGGCAATACGGTGCTTGATGGGCTGTGCAACGGCACTCGGATGGACGATCATAAAGTTGATCTTGTAGCCACCCGCAGTCGGCTCATAACCGAAGTCAAGGGAACCATCGTTCAGGGTGATGAGGGTGTTGAAGCGCACCTGCGGAACCATCACGACCCGCATATCGTTGTACATTTCAACGTTCTTATCAACCGTGGTGTCGTTGGCGAGGTAGCGGGTGATCTTCGCCTTCAGGCCCGCATAGCACTTCGGCGACACGAACAGGATACGCCCCTCATACGGGACTTCGGCCTCGTCCATCGCCTGTGTACCCACATCGATCAGGCCCGGAACATCGGTCGTGCCAACGGTGATGTCGGCCTTAACCGGCGTAACTGCAGAAGCATAGGTCGCAAATCTGTAAGCGTCGATCTCCGGCACTTCATACACGCGACCAAACTCGCCCGCAAGGCGTCCGAACGCGGTGCCAAGAGTTTCCTCATCGTCCATCAATTTGTTATCGCAAAGGCTTTTTATCCCCTGCTTCTTACGGTTTCCCGCAAGTTCAGCATATCTTTTCAACCTGTTTGGTTGTCCCGGCCTCGTGGAGGGATTATATCTTTTCACCCTCTATGCGTTGCCCCTGACCGCAGTTCCTACGGCCTTCGGTTCGGATTAGCTTGCCTTTCGGTTTAGCCTTCCCGCTTAATTCCGGGATTTAACGACGCCATTTCAGTTAGGCAACTCGTTTAGCGTCGATCGTAAAGGAAACGCCACGATCCTTGGTCAACTGCATCGTTTCCCAAGACAGGGTTTCCGCACCGGCGACGAAGCCGGACGAACGGCTATAGTCAGCAAGACCGTTCAGGGTCATCTTCGGAATCTTAACGGTGTCGGCACCAATCCACTTGATGTTGCTGTTGGCGGCGTCAAGAATCGCGGAGCGGGACTCATACGCATAGATCTCGTCGAGAATCGGCTCATACCGTTCTGCAAGAGCAATAGACATAGTTCTTTTTCTCCTTATAAAATTAAGTTGGGAGGCCAGCCGCCCTTCTTGCGTCAGCAAGTTCGGCGTCGGCCTTTGGTTTGGGGGGTGTCCCGGTGGACAGCCCCGGCTGTTTGTTTAGTGCTTGGGATTCCATCGTCTGTTTCATCGAGGCGAGGAAAGCACCCTGCGCTGAGAAGTAATCGTCCGTCACGCCCTCAGGCAGTCCCGCCGCCATCTTCGCGGCGGCTTCGGCATCGAACCCGTTCGCCATCAGCTTGGTGGCGTAGGTCGCAAGCCGTTCTTTCGCCTTATAGGCGGACAACTCTTCCTGAATCTGTTTGTCACGTTCAGCCCTTTCGGCCTCGGCTTTCTCGGCCTCGGTCATCTTCGCTTTCAGGGCTTCGTCCTTCTCTAACATCTGCCGCTTGTAGTTCGCGGCCTCGGTGTTGGACTTGGAAAGCAACGCCTTTAACTTGCTGTTCTCTTCCGCTGTGGGTGCGTCGGGCATTTCGTAGGTAAGAAGCGCGTTCAGCTTGTCTTCTGCGCTCATTCCGTCGAAGCCCTCAATCTTCGTGGTGTCGATTTTTGCCATTTTGATGTTCTCCCTTCTGCGTTTTTTATGGTCGGTCTTCCCTGACCGTCTGCGTTTTTAGGACTTCCCTGTCCGTTATCACTAAAGGCGGATGGGCCTTAATAGTTGAATGTCAGCCAACACCGGCAGTTCACGTTGTTTTCTGCGAGGGTAAAATCCCCGGGCATCAGTGCTTCGTCACCATCGTAGGTGGCAAAGTAGTCTTCGATGCCGACCGTCACGCCCTCAAGGTAAGTGTGGGTGTCCCTGACGCGGAAATCTTCCATCGTATGCCACGTCTTTGTGGTCGCCCCGCTTGCAATCGCGGCATCGACTTCTCCGTTCACATAAAGCCGGTGGGCGTCCGTGTCGGCGACCCGGTAGATGGACTCGATGTCCCCGGCAGGGGCATACTCCTCGACCCGTTCTACGAAGGTCTTACCGGCGATTGGCCTTAGTGCTTGCGCCGTAAACCGTTCAGGATCGGCCTCAAAATTGCTCTGTAGCTGTGTATTTGCCTCATTTACGCCCTGCAAATAGGCGGTCGCATAAAGCACCCATAACTCCTCGAACAAGGCATCTAAGGCGTCCTGACGCTCCGTTTCATCCGTCGAAAGAAGGAACGGCTGAACTTCCAGTAGAAAGTCCTTCAGGTTGTTCAGTTCGTCGAACGGCTGTTCAAAGGCCGGTCTGACCTCGCTCATACTTCTGCCCCTTCTTCAACGGCGATGTCCGCAGTACGGTCGTTGGTGGTGTCATCTATGGTGTCATCCGTCATCTGCTCGGCGTAGTTCAGCCCGCCGCCCTTCTCGGCATTCCAAATATCAAAGATGTAGTCTTTGCTCAGTTCGATGTCCTTCAGCGGGTCGTTAGACAGGCCGCTTCTTTCAAGCGCGATCTGCGGTGCGAGGCCAAGCTGTTTCATGTTCAGCGCTGCCTGGGTGCGGACAAGCAGATTCGACATCGAATTGCGCTCTATCTTCAATTCAAAGTCATCCAGGGCGAGATCCATGCCGACCCGGCGGCGCAGAATCTCCAGCACGATTTCGTCGAAATAACGGTTGGATTCGTAGAAAAGATCTTCCGTGTTCCGGGCAGCAGTGTCGGCAGCGCCCCACCCGTTCCTCAGGTAGACCGCGCTTCCGTTGTCGGATGTCCCGCCGCCGGTGCGATCACTGTAAGGAACGCCGCACTTGTCCATGATCTGCGAGTACAGATTGTCCAGCGTCGTCTGCGTCTGATCCTGGTTCAGTACCTCCGACATGATCTTGATGTCGGCTTTGTTCTCGCCGTTGCTCTTCAGATTGACCATTCCGTACTGGCGGATCTTGTTGGCGCTCGTCCCTTCCTCAAATTCGCAGTTGTAGGTGACGATGAGGGACTGCACGAACTGCTCGATGGAATCCAGCCGGTTGCTCTCAACGTCGTTGTAGGCGTCCATGAGCGACACGGCGCACTCCGGCGCAGCCATGCGGTTTTCGTTGTAGACATATTCGACCATCGGGATCTTGCCGACGACGTTCGGCTCCACGCTGATGATGTTCATCGCGGTAGGAAGCCCTAAGATACGGTAGGCGTTGACCGTTCTGCCGGTCGCGCCGCCGGAAAGACGATAGACCAGCTTATCGGTGAAGACGTCGATGTGGTACTGGTTCTGGACCTGAACCATGTTGACGCCGAAGATGGGCCGGTTTCCGGGGCGGGTGGAGTAAACAACGAATGCCTGACGTGGATCCAGTGCGTAGACGCGGAAGGGGATCTCCCGGTCGCCGTCACGGGACGGTTCGACATACATCACGCCGACACCGACCGTATGGAACCAGTTGACCACCTGATTGTCCGCCCTGCTCTTCCCGCCGACATATAGATAGTCGTTCAGGCGGTTGACCTTTGCGACCGTGGCCTCGTCGGTCTTCCTGGATACGCAGAAAGCCGGACTTTGCAGGAAATATCCGTTCTTGAAGGTCACGATTTCGTCGTAGCAGTTGTTTACGACCTTGTGATTGATCTCCGGGCGGACTTCCTTCGTGCGCATGAGGATCGGCTGAAGTCCGCGCCGATACCAGTACAAGTACTCTTCCTCATTCATATTGATGCCGTGCCAGCCGATTGCCTCGTTGACGATCTCAACGATGTTGTCTTCGGTGAGATAATCAACGGACGAAAAGACTTTGCGGCGTCCGCAGAGCATTTCCGGGACGATGACCGCACCGGCGTTGGCGTTTTCGACGGATGTAGACGGCATAGGCGCGCTTCACCTCATACAATATTTGAGTTACAATAAAATCTTGTATCTCTTTGGAATAAAAATTAGAACATGCGTTCGGTAAAAGTCAAGGAATCAGGCAGAAATGTATAGATGTAGACCGGCTGCCGCGCTTAAAAATAATTTTCGTAATCATAAGATTAAGCGGGAACGCGCTTATAGATAAAAAAGAAAGAAGACGGCAGAAACCGTCTTTTTGTTTTCGGATTTTTTGGATTTTTGCCGGTCAGAAGAACCGTTTTTGAAGCGTCGCTACGTTTGAGCGCCGGTTAATTATGAATAAAGCGTACTGAGCAAGACCGTCAGGCACGTCGTCGGTCTTGTTTTTCCCCGTAATAGTATATAAGGTAAGCTTTCGGAGCATATCGGCGTACATGGGGCGTTTCTTGAGCTGTGAATCGTCCAAAAACAGGATGTGATCCTTCACCCAGGTGCTGTTCGCAAGGATCTTCGTTTCCTTATTCGCTTGGGTGTGGCGCTTCGTGATGGACGTAGGGCCGCCCTTCTCCCGGATCTTGTCTGCTACGGCATCCGCAGTGCGCCCGCCGGCGGCGTTTATTTCATACTGGCACTGCTGGACCTTCCACTTGCACAGCTTTTCAGCGCACAGTTCATCCGCGACATTCGGCAGGGCCGACGTAAGCACGCAATCCACAAGGTAATGGTCTTCGCCGAACTGATAGAACACCGGAAGGAACGTATCGTCGCCGCCGCCCTGCGCAGGGTCACAGATGGCCCATATAGCGTCAGGATCGCCCTCCGGCAGCCGGTAGTAGCGCCGCAGGGAATCCGCAGGGAACAGCAACCCTTCCCGGATATAAGGCGCTCCCATGTACTTGGCTTGCCATTCGGCGTCGTCGATGGATGCTTTCATATCCTTATAGTACTGCGTCGAAAAGCCAAGCTGATACGGATAGTCGAAATTGCTTCGGCCGCGCTTGTCAACCGCAGGGATGACCCGGAAACGGTAGTCCGGGCGTCCGCGGTACTGCTCTTCTATGCGCCCAAGCGGGTCGAAGACGTTCCAACGCGTCCCTACCATCAACTCCAAAGCACCGTCCTTCTTGCGGTCTTTGAGCTGGTTTAAATATGCTTGGTACTTCGCGTCAAGACGCTCCGGGTTCAGCGCTTCCTCAAGGTCTTCCACAAGGTCGTCACTGTATAAGATCCCGCCGACACCCACCTCGACCGCACCAGTAAGAGTGCCGGAGATGGAGCGCGCCGTGAACGTCGGGAACCGCTTCCGCCGCACCAGGTCGATGGTTTCGTTCTTCGCAGATGTGTCTACTATATCTATATTAGGAAAGACTTCCGACCAACCATAGGTCTGATTGTCCGTGATGATGCTCAGGATCTCGCGATAAAAACCGTCCGTGAGCTTGTCGCTATGGCCCGTCATAAGGCTAGCGACATCGGGACGGTTGCCCAGCTCCCACGTCATGAAAAAGATTCCAAGAGTCGATTTTCCGACGCGCGGCGGAAGGGAGATGCCAAGGAACTTGATCTTGCCGTAGAACAGATCCTCAAGGTCCTGGCATAAGGCGTAAAGGATCTTCCGGCGCGGGAGCCAAAACCGCTTCTCCGCAGGGCGATCCCACTCAAGGAAGATCATGTAGTCGTCAAACTTCTCCCTCGCGGTCAAGAGGTACGCCCGACGAAGGATGCCCATGAGTTTCTGCACCTGCTCACGGTCGTCCGGCATAAGGTTCACCTGCCGCATGAGATAGGCGCGGAACTCGCGTATCATGTCGTAGACTCCCGACTGATACCGCCCGCGCCATAAGTTCACTAAACAGGCCAACTCCTTCTCATAATCACCGCGGTCACGAAAGACCTTCGCCGCGACGATAAGGTCTTCCTTATTTACTCTCTGACTCGCCATCGGCGTCCTCCGTCAGGATCTTAGCCGCTTTCTTCCATAAGGCCTGGGTCTCCCGCAGCCGCATCAGCTCGCGCAGCAGCTCCTTCGTACGCGTACCCGTGGGCTTCCCGCCTTCGTATAACGACAGCAGATCGCCCTCCTTCTCTTTATTAAAGACCATGTGGAGCTGGACCGTCTTCTCCGCGTACCGCATCTGTGTGGAAGTCCCATGCTCCGCGTAGTACCGGCGCGAACGCTCACGCGCGTCCTCCCGCTGGGCTTCCGTGTACTTGCGGATGTATTTTTTCTTCTCTGACATCAGGCTGTCGCCTCCTTTCGTCAATTAGCATATCATATATACACATTATGCGCAAGTACTTTTTGAGAAATATTTTCCAGGGCCGAAACACCCGCAGTACCTGCCGCAGGACTCCCGGAAGACCATAAAAAACCACCCCAAACCCCCATACTATAGTACTACCCTTTTAACCCTTTTATATTTTCGGTGGTTATGGGGGTAACCGGCGGATTGTTTGCATGCAAGCTATCCCCCACCGGTAGTTGGCATGCCAACTATTTGTGCGCCATCTATTTGCATGCGGATATTTTGCATGCAAGCTAAAAATGCCAACTATTCGCGAATGTAAACTTTAGCGAATAGTTGAGCCTGGATACAATATATAGTGTGTAAGCCGGATGTTATACCGCTATATATTGTGGTTGATGTTTTTCCGTTTCCAGCGCTTGCATAAAAGCGGGGCCGAAATGTATAGAAAATGCATAAATGCAGCCGGAGATCCCGTCTTCTCCACTCCACGGCGCGGGGGACCGGAGACCCTGGACCGCGCTACTAATTGTAAAGTTTTTCGCGGTTTACTTTACAATTACGGCGGTGAGACCGGGTCACCTGGCGTATAGTATAGTTACTTAATTAATTGGTTACTTACTATGGTATAGGGAGTCCGGGGCCGTTTTTCGATCCTGTCGTCTTTTTTTGTATCCAGCTTGCGCGGCAGCCGGAGCCGGATCGCGGAAAAAAGTTTAAAAAAATCCCAAAAACTTTTCCGAAAGTACTTGCATATAATATTATGGTATGTTATACTGTTTTTGGTAGGAAAACTAAATAAAAAGACCGTTCCCGAAAGCCTGGAAAACTGATAGGAACGGTCCGCAGCCGGTAAAGGCTTCCGCCATTGTAGCGCAAGCCGCCGGAAAAATCAAGAGGAGGTTACTACAATGGCAAGAACTACGAAAAAGGACATTTATGCGGGGTTTGGGATTGAGTACAAAAACGGAAAGATTAACGCGCCGGCTTTTGGTTTGATTAATCCTTTACTTAAAAACGGTAACAAAAAAATCGGAAAAGGCGTCTATCATTTTTCGACGCTACCTACAAATAGCTTGTTTTTCGCTTGCGGTCCGCTCTCCGCGGCCGTCCTGGAAAGCGCTAAGGATTTTTGCGACGGCCGCGTCCGCCTTAACATTTCCGCGGAAAGCGGTGTCCGCGGAACATGTTCTTGCACTTGCAAAGATCCATTTACTGGAGAAATCTCTTGCTATGCGACAACAGGCCGCTATGTGTTCGACAACGTCCGCGCAAGCTTAATGCGAAATACAATCCTTGCGCGTCACTTTATGGGATTTGTGTACAATGCGATTTCGGCACAAATCATTGCGGACCGGATTAAGACGGTCCGTATCCATGCAGCCGGAGATTTCTTTTCTCATGGTTACGGCATGATGTGGCGCCGTATTGCACACGAAAACCCGTCCGTGATTTTTTGGACCTATACTAAAGTTCGCGATTATGAGACGATTTTTGACGGCCTGGAAAATGCTAATATCGTAAAATCGCTTATTTCTCACAATGGCAAGACGGTTTTCAATTTCGGACATGCAAAGGAAATCGCGGCGCTTTATTGGAGCCTTAAGTCGGCCGGAGAAGATGTCCATTTTTGCGCATGCGGTATCCCTGGATTTGACGTTGACGGGAAAATCCATTGCAATAATTGCCCCGCTTGCGCCACTTGCAAGTATGTACTGTTTTTGGAGCATTCCACAACATATAACGCGGCGCAAGATCCGTATCTTAACGACGCTATAGAGGCCGCAGCCGATAGCATGTATTGGTGGCAATGGGACGAATGCGACGACGGCGA